TAATATATTATTAATAGCTGTTCCACCATAACATATTAATTTTTTCTTTTTAAGAAAATCTTCTAAAATTCCAATGATTTTTTTGACATCTGGGTCACTTACAGTTTGTTTACCCTTTCTTTTTTCTGCTATGTCCACAGCATTTCGTAATATGTCTAATTCTTTTTCTTCTAACGATAATTTTGGTTTACAGGAAGACATTTATATAATAAATATAGAAAAAGTATTATATAAATTAGACACTGAACGAATAATAATCAGTAGCAGTAGTTCTCGTAGTAAATGAATTAGCAGGGTCTTGAGGAGGAGGAATAGGAATAGTAACTGGAATATAACGAAGGTGTTCAGGTTTAAGAGCAAATGAATGACCTACTTTGTCAAAAAATAGACTATAGAACTCCATATTAGAATCAAAATTTTGAAAACACATACCAACCCATTGACATCCGTAACTAAAATTTAACGCAGCAGATGGATTAGTATCATAAGCACTTAAATCAGGCATAGATAAAGTCATATTTTTCTTATTGTATTCAATAAGTTCGGATGAATCAGGAGTAAATTTAATATCATACTCTCTGGATGCTCTTAGAAAAATAGAATTAGAAGCAATATTAACATACTCTTTGAGAGGAGTTTCTTCAAAAAGTGGATTAGATCTATCAACTGAAATAATAACTTTTTGAGAAAACTCTTTGAGAGGAACTGCTCCTAAATTATGGCCAGTATATTCGTAACTATATTCTTTTCCTAATAATTTAGATTCAATTGTGGAATAAATAGTATCCGCCATCTTCTCATATATTTTTTTGTTAGTACTAGATATTCTAAAATGTAATATTAATGGGTCATTTGGACATGGCGTTGAACCACCACTAAAGGCATAAGAATTTACAATATTCATAGCATCTTCAAACGGAATCTGATTATACATTTCCTTTGTGTGAAAATTTGTTACAGAAGATGTAGCGACTACAGGTTTATCATTAACGGAATAAATCTCGAAATCTAATACACGCGCACCTTGAGCAATACAAGTTTTCAAAGCACAAACATTGACCCAATCATTTTTAAATTGACCTCCACAACAACAATTGTATGCTGTTTTAATGTAGTAATCCCGTAGTAAATATTTGTAGGCAGCGTCATCAGGATTAAAAGATGATAATTTTGGGAAACCTGTGTATATTTTTGAGAGATTATTACAGTTAGCATCATTTAACCTCATCTTAGTAACAGCATAACCACAAAATCCAAATATTAAAATAGCTATTATAAAATAGGACATATATCTAATTGCGACAGTTTTATCTCCTGTCTTCAACCATTTTGAAATAAGTTGACTAGGTTTTTCTTTCATACTTATATTAGACTATGAAAAAATTCTACTATTAAATTTATTAGCCATTTTTTTCACTAAATATAATTATTCATTTAAATGAAGTTAAATAATATTGTAGATAAGTATATATATATGGCAGGAGGTCTATTAAACATAGTATCTTATGGAAATCAAAATGTATATTTAAATGGAAATCCTTCAAAAACATTTTTCAAAACAACATATAAAAAATATACTAATTTTGGTTTACAAAAATTTCGAACAGATTTTGATGGTTTGAGAAACTTAAGAATGACTGAATCATCATTATTTACTTTTAGAATGAAACGGTATGCCGAACTATTAATGGATACATATTTAGTAGTAACATTACCTACAATTTGGAGTCCAATATATCCTCCACAAACTTGTAGTGATACTTGGGCACCGTATGAATTTAAGTGGATTGAAAATGTGGGAACAATTATGATTCAAGAGATAGAAATTTCTGTTGGTGGTCAAATATTAAATAGATATACTGGACAATACTTACAAGCATTGGTTGAAAGAGATTTCACTTTAAGTAAACGAGTTTTATATGAGGAAATGACTGGTCATACTAAAGAATTACATGATCCGGCTAATACTTGTGGTAGACTTAATTGTTATCCAAATGCTTACTATACTGATAATCCTGTTGGGCCTGAACCTTCTATTAGAGGAAGAAAAATATATGTGCCTTTAAATACATGGTTTACATTAGCAGCAAAAATGGCGTTTCCTTTAGTCGCATTACAATATAATGAATTGGAGATAAACATTAGAATTCGTCCAGTCAATGAGTTATTTTGTATTCGTGATATTACTGACCAGACAAATTTATTTCCATATATTAAAGCAAACTTTAACGACCCTTTACAAGGATTTTATCGTTTTTTACAACCACCTCCGGATATATCATTAAATGGATTATCAGGACCAGGTGCTTCTTATGTAGATAGACGAACTGATTGGAACGCAGATATTCATTTATTATCAACATATACTTTTTTATCTGAAGAGGAATCTAAACTTTTTGCGAGTAGAGAACAACGGTATTTATTTAAATCTATTTATCAATGGGATTTTTATAATGTTACTGGAAATCAAAAGGTAAAATTGGAGAACACAATGGGTATGGTTGCTTCATGGACTTGGACTTTTGCTAGAAATGATGTTAACTTAAGAAATGAATGGTCCAATTATTCTAATTGGGCTTACTCAAGTCTTATACCACAAGAAGTCCAACCAGCAGATCCTAGTGGTGGTTGGGTTCTTCCATGTGATGCAACTACATCTGCTGGTATTGGACCTGGTTATGATCCTGGAACAGGATTTGGAACAGGATATCATACATCAGGTGATTATACACCCGCGAATCAAAAAGATATTTTATTAAATTTAGGTATTTTATTAGATGGAAAATATAGAGAAAATGTTATGGATGCTGGTGTTTATCAATATGTAGAAAAATATAGAGCAAGTTCTGGAATATCAAGAAACGGTTTATATTCTTATAGTTTTGCTTTGACCAATGATCCTTTCGATTTTCAACCATCTGGAGCAATGAATATGAGTAGATTTCAAGATATTCAATTAGAATTTACTACATATCAACCTCCATTAGATCCGTCAGCACAGTTTTATACAATATGTGACCCATCAGGCGGGGGTGTTATTGGTGTTAATAAATCCAATTGGATGCTTTATGATTATAATTATGATCTTACCATTCATGAGGAAAGATATAATATATTAACATTTGTTGGTGGAAATTGTGGGTTAATGTATGCTCGTTAAATATAATTAAACAATTAAAATTATTTGATTAATTATATGTTTTATCTTAACATACTATTTCCTACACCAGAAATTCCTCTTTTTAAATCACCATGTTTATATTTCGTCTCTCTACTATTCTTGAAATTAGTATTGGTATCTGGAGATTTTGAATTCTGTAATTTACATTGAAGACCTTTATATGGGTTTGCTGACCAAGCTAAATTGGCAGAATATACACCACAATCAGTAAACATACCAGTAGCTGTTTTTCTACAAGGATAGTCTACTGTAAATTTATAGTCATTTGGATAACCAAATTCTGTAATTGGTAGTATATAATTTCCATTTTCAGCTGTTGGATAATCTCCTAACATATCTTGATAATTTCCATTTTTCTGAATTAAAGGGGATGGGTCAGATAGTTTTAAATTATTAATTTGTTTCTCAGTGTAACCATTACTAACAATTTTATTTTGTGTTTCTCTCCAAAATTTTTTATCTATTGTTCCAATTGGATTAGAACCAGGTGGTTGAATTATATTTTCAACATCCTGAGGAGTAAATCCTTCTTTGTTTCCAAAGAAAATACTTTTTTGGAAACCATATTCTTGATAGATAAAATAAATAAATATTAGAAATACAAAAAAGATAAATATTTTTTCGTCCATATAATTATCTATATATTATATCCTTAACAAAAAAATGAGTTTACTTGTTGTGAAACACGCATAAAAGTTGTACATTTTGACATTTGTTTAATTGTTGGGGCATTAATGTAAGCACATGTGCTTCTAAGACCCCCTAAATAGTCAAGAATTGTGTCATTTAAGTCACCTTTGTAAGGAATTTTTAAAACTCTTCCTTCTGAAGCTCTATATTTTTCCATTTTACCGTAATGTCTTTCTTGTGCTTTATCAGAACTCATTCCATAGAAAGTTTTCATTTTTTTACCATTTTCTTCGATAATGTCCCCGGGATTTTGATCGTGGCCAGCAAATTGTCCTCCAACCATAACAAAATCTGCTCCTCCACCAAAAGCTTTTGCCATATCACCTGGACATGTTATTCCTCCATCGGAAATAATATGCCCACCCACTCCATGAGCAGCGTCTGCACATTCTAATACAGCAGATAATTGAGGCATTCCTACACCCGTTTTAATTCTAGTAGTACATGCGCTACCTGGACCAATTCCAACTTTAACAATATCTACACCACCTTCTAAAATTAGTTGTTCAACCATTTCTCTCGTTACTACATTACCAGCAACAATAATCTTGTTAGGAAATTCTTTTCTTACTTTCTTACAATACTCTACTAGATTAGAAATATATCCATTTGCTATATCAATACATATCCAATTACAATTATATACACTCATAATATCTTTTAATTTTTCAAAATCTTTATCGCTTATTCCAGATGAAACCATTAAATTATTGTCACCATTTTTATATTCTATTGACTCCTGGGAAACAATATAATCATTTTTTTCGTAAAATTTATGTAATGCGGTTATCATATTATGTTTTTTTAAACAATAAGATACCTCAAATGTTCCAGTTGTGTCCATATTGGCTGCGATAATTGGCACTCCCGTCCATTCAAACGATGAATGTTTAAACTTAAAAGTTCTTTCAAGAGAAACTTCCGAACGACTATTGATTGTTGAACGCTTTGGTCGAATTAAAACATTATTAAAATCAAGCTTTTCCCCAGATTCAATTTTGTTCATTATAAATATATTATTGAAGAGTATTTAATATATTTATTTTTAACTTTTTCTTTTTTTAGTTTTTGAACTTCGTCGTTTAGTTTTTTTGGTTTTTTTACTAATTAACTTATCAACATATCTAGATTTACAATGCTCATATAAATTTTTGTCTGTAATATATTTTTCTATTCCAGGTGTAGTGAATTTTTGTATATTTTTCAGTGACGAATAATAAACATCTAATTCTTCGCGAACACGGTTACCAGCGGCAGCCTTATATGCTTCTGGAACTAAATGTTTAGGTAAAAATGTAATTCTATCCATAATTATTTTTTTTAATCCAATAAATTTAGCTTCCTTTTTGTTGGAGACAATATAATTTTGAACATCTTTTTTAGATATTTTATTAGATCTAAAATATTGATTAACTTGTTGAGGATAATCTCCATTAGCACCTTTTAATAACTCACTTAGATTTATACTTTTTAAAACATAGTCTTCTGATTGGTTAACACCTATTAATTCTGCTGAAAATGTATCAAATACTATTGAATTAACGGAAAATAACAATTTTATCGTTTCTTGCCAATAACCTTTAAGGCGTTGGATAATATTTTCAATGCTTCCAGATACATAAACATTTTGTTTTTGTTTTTCAGAAAAATATTTTAAACTTTCTATTGTTGTTCTAGATTCTTTATGTTTTTTTCCATAGTTAATTTCAGATTCGTTAACTATAAATTTAATGTTAGAGGGAACATTGTAATTTTTATTAATAAATTCTACTAAATTTCTTAACATATGTAATCTATCATCTTCTTCTACGCATCTTACCCAAGGTTTATTATAGTATTTATTTGTAGGAACGAAATGGTATTCTATATTATATTTA